TTTTCCAAACTCATTAATGCGCAATTCTCTATATCTTAATTTAGCTATTTGCACATCCTTTCCTGCTTTATTTTCCTGAGTCACAACGTATGATTCTTGAAGTACAACTCTTACAAGACGTTCATTTTCTGTTTCCCAATTAATGATGTCTTGTCCTTTATACATAACAACATAAGGCTCGCCACCATCCTCAAGACGATCAAGCAACATTCCTACTCTGCCTGTCGTAAGCACTTCTGTCAGAACACGCTTTGTCATTTCCGTTAGGTTAGATTGATCCCGCATTATTGTTTCTGTCCAATTCTGTAGCAATGGTGGAAAGTTAACCGTTGCTGGCAATCGCATAACCTGACCAACTCTGCCTGTCACTACTGTTGAAACAACACCAAAGAAAGTTGCCCTGCTAAGATAATCTGCATATCTTGCTTTTCCTTCGTTAGTATCATCGTGGCGATCCAGTTTAGGAAGGTAAGTATTCTGTTTTAACTTAATTGCATTTTCTCCTACATAGCAATCATTGCATAAATCCCATTCTGCTATTCTTAATTTGTACTCGGGATGCTGTGCTTCAATATCTATCATATCGACCTTAATCTTTGAGTTTGAGTAACATTTCTTGTTTGCATAATCCTGTAACGACAAGCATCGGCAATATGATCCTCTGCTGTAGTGTCAAGATCATCCAGATCACGACTATCTCTAGGCAGACTTGGAACAGTACGAATGAAGTTTCTACAGGTTGAAAATATAAACAACCCTGCTTCTTCCATCCTTTCCTGTAATGATGCTTTAAATAATCGACGCATCTTTTCCCATCCTGCCTTGCGAGTATTATCTGCACGATCCCACCGCACCCCAACTCTCGCCATTTCATCAGCAATGCTAGTTCCATTCTGATGACTGAATATAGAAGGATCAGCAGACCCTGCCTTAATCCTTCGATTCATTTGCTTTTCTGTATCAAGTATTCCTCTTGCAATCTCTGAAGCAAGCATCTTTACACCCTCATTTGGATTGCCTGTACAACCATACCATTCTGCAATATGAAACAAGGTTCCTCTTGGATAAGTATATCCTGTTGCCGGAACTGGTGTTCCATCTGACTCTGCCCACCATTGTACTGAGAACGGTGCAGAACTCCCCCAGTCGAAAGACCTATCAATTCTCCATGATTGAGGAATCTCAAAAGGTTCTACGACATGAATATCCCTTCGCCAGACATCATCAAACATTCCTCCTGCAACAATATCCCAATCACCATGAAGCCATGCTCTTACTAACCACTCAGGGCCAGACTCTTTTAACCGATCAATGTATGTTGGATCAGCTTTAAGTAATATCTTATTGTCATATACTTTTGCAGGAATAAAGCAAAGAGTAGTTCCGTTTTCTGTTTTAATTAACGACCGAGCTGGTGCAGGATCAATGTATCTTGCCTTAATCCAGTTATGACCGACACCTCCTGGATTTCCTGTTGAAACCATCCTTGACGGAATCCCATATGGATTTCTTAAATTAGCTTTCAGCTTGTCAACTGTCGCTTGCTTTGGCCAGAGGTCTAATTGATCGAAACCCATCCATGTGTATTCGTGTCCTATGTAATGATTTGCTGAATCTTCATTACTTAAATATCGCATCTTTAAATTTGCACCTGAAGGGAATATCCACTTCCTTGCTTGAGCTCTCCAAGTTGCATTTAGGTATGGATATATCCTTTCAGCTTTTCCTTGTAAATCTTCCAACTCAGGATAAGAACGTCTAAACAGAATTCCATTAACATTTGCGCCAAACTCCATTGCGTGTTTTGCAAAGTCTAATAAGACTCCATGACTCTTACCGCCTCCTCTTGCACCTCCATAGAATACTTCATCAGCAGGACAGGCTAAGAAATCCGCTTGAGGGCCAGCTTGTGGAGCTATCCTGACTCTCTCTTTTCCCATTCTTCTTCTGATAAGGTTTCAACAGGAACAAAAGACACTTCAACATTACCGGAATGACTTAATGCAAGGTTGTCTTTTTTACCCCATCTTTCGGGATATCTTCTTTCCATTAACCATGCTTTAGACTGCCAACTTTCATCTTGAGATATGTCACGCATCCACTTAGCTTCAGCAAGGTGTTCTGCTCTTTTTACTGCTTTTTCAAATTCCGCATATAATCCATCATTTGCAGTCTCACCTTTCTTCAACCATTCATAATAAGCCGACTGAGAAATACCTAATGTACCACACGCAGTAACGACATAATTTCCTGCAGATAAAAGCATTTCAAACTTCTCTGTCAGTTCCTTTGTAAGTATTGTTTTTCTTCCTGCACTCATTGTTTAGACCCTTTTCATTTCTGCATCTGGATATTTTTGTAAAAACAACTTCAATGAACTTTCTAATGTTTCTGCACCTTCTTGTGGATGAGTTATTGTAAATTCTGTTTGCATCGTTTGTGTTAATTCGTCAGGACTGTAATCAGAATTAAAATCATCCCAATCTACTCCTGCAAGATTAATCATTTGTTCTAATTCGTCTGGATAATAAGGTAGCCCTGTAATTAGGTCTTCATCAAATTCTGGTTTTAATTCTGCCAATAATTGAGCAAGAGTAACCTTTTCTGCATATCCTCTGGTTTCGTTTGCAATAATCGTTAATTTCTTTGCTTCTCCTTCAGACAGTCCTTGAATAATATTAACCGGTATTTCTTTATAATCCAGCCTTTGACATGATGCTTGACGATGAGCTCCATCTATAATCTGATACTTACCTATTTCTTCAGGATGTGGCCGAACTGTTAATGGATCAAGCATACCAAAAGTTGCTATTGATTCCGTTGTTGCTTCCTCTACTCTGGAAGTTTGTATATTCGGATTCCAAGGATTTGGGTATACATCTTCAATAGGTACTGTTCTAATATCTACTTTAATATTATTCATCAAATCTTATTCCTCTGCTCGCCCATAAGTTAGTATTATCGGTTTCCAGTTTCTTGTATGTCTCAATACCTTTAATACAGGCATGAGATACTGCCGAATACACTTCTTTGGAATTATTTTTTTTATTATATCTTGGCACTTTATTTATTCCTGCTTTCTTTGCTCCACCAAATCTAATAGGTTCTGTCCATGAAGAAGAATCACACGAATAAACAGGATATCTCTGTAAAACCCATTCTATAGTAACGCCCAATAAATGAATTTTAGGCATAATTCCTGTTGCTTTATAATGTTTCATAACATGATAAAAACAGTAATCGAACCAAGGTTTTACTTTATTTTTACCACCTCCGACCAGACCGCCTAGACAGATATAATTATTCCGTTTCAGCATCTCCAGAAAGATCTTTATATCTGCTCTGAAGGTAAAAACCGGAATGATTTTTAATCCTAGTGATGTTAGATATTCATAATTCTTGTCGCTTTGCTCTTGGTCTCCTATTGAATCTAGATTTATGAAATACAAGGAATTCAGTTTCCTTTCCCATTCCTTTTCATAATCCTTTACCCATTCGCCATACTTAATTACATCTATTTTTAAATCATTATGAAATGCTGTAAATGCACCTGAATCAATAATAATATTCGAACTCTTATCGTAAAACTGTTCTTTATTCTTTATCTCACGTTGATATGCAAATGATGACAATAGGTTCCGATAACCTTTCATACAATGTGTAAAAGGCTCCGCTCCACCAGCTATAAAAACTTTCATAGCATATTTATAGCCTTTTCACGCGAATTTTAAGACCTTGCCATTCATCCATACGTTTTTTAGTAAATCTAGAAAAATCTTTATTTTTTATTGCTATAGGCATTTCAATATCTATTTCTTTAGCATAATCACTTTCAAGAGGATTCTTTAGATATTCTTCTTCGATATCATTTGCTAAAAATGCCGTGTATCTTTTGTAGCAAGCTAGGCACTCTCCACACTTTCCTGACTCTGAATAGCAGGAACTTGTTTTATCGAGATCGGGAACATTATTTAATAAAGCCCATTGTATTAGTTCTTTCTTTGATTTGTTGCTAAACGGAGATTCAACAATCGTATTATCTTGGAAGAAGTTATTTGTATAAGACAACAAATTAGACGTATCTTTGTAAAATTTAGGACTTTTATCATTTTCTTTTCCTAACTGTTCCCCATCTAATGCACATATCCAAACTCGACCTGAGAACATACTCCCGACAACTGATAATAATATATTCCGACTTGGTATAATTTGATTAACCATTCTATTCTTGATTTTATCAAACAGGTCAATTTGCATAGATGTAAACTCTAACCCTAACTTCGACATTGCTTTGCGTTCTGTGTCTGCATACGGATGGCCCAAATCTAAATTTATTAGGATTGGATTGTAACCCAAATCTTTTGCATAAAAGTAAGCTATATAACTATCTAGCCCACCTGAATACATTATGCTTAAATCGTACTTCATGATTGTTTAATTGCAAACGCCCATAATTCCGGTGAACCTTCTCTAAACTCCCTTTTTTCAACTGCGACATTATACCCAAATCGTTGCAATGTAGTATTTAAGAATCCTTCTGTTAATACGCTAAAATGGGTTGTACTAGATGTAATCGAATATCCAAAAGGGCTATTGCCATCTGGAACAGCAATAAATAATACGCCACCTTTTGTGTGGCATTTAACTACTGCTTCCATTAATTTATAGATATTTGCACTATGCTCTAATGAATGATTTATATAAATCACATCTTTTTGTGGTAAGGACTGGCCGATTTTATACCAATCCATTTTGATAAGATCATCTGTGTATTCCCAATCTTCCAAAAAGAAGTCTATGCCCTTAACATCATAGTGCGGATGAAGACTTTTGAAATGCTCCATATCATGAGTATCTCCTGCACCTATATCTAAGAATGAAGAAAAGTTTTCCGAACCTGGAACATTCGTTAAAAACTTATTTAATGAATCTATACTTCTATTCCTATAACTATTTATCTTTGCCAGTATTTCAGCATCTTCATAATCATGGCGCATTATTATCGGCAAGCCGAACATTTCTGCTTCGTATCGATTTGTCATCAAATCAAATTAAAAAATTCCTGCCTAATGGTTCCATCCCTGAATGTACCTTCTAATGAAGATGTGGTCATAATACTATTCTGTTTTTCAACACCTCTACATACCATGCAAAAATGTTTTGCTTCCATAATAACACCACACCCAAACGGATTTAAGATTTCCATAATTGCTTGCGCTATCTGTGTCGTTAGTCTTTCCTGAATCTGTAATCGTCTTGCATATACCTCGACAAGACGTGCTAATTTAGATATTCCAACGACTTTACCATTTGGCAAATATGCAACATGAGCTTTTCCAAAGAACGGCAACATATGATGTTCACAAGTTGAATAGAATTCTATATCCTTAAGTACAACCATTTCGTCATAATCCGCTGCGAATTGGGTCTTTAAAATATCTTCTGGATTCTGCTTATATCCTCCGAAAATCGTATTCCAAGACTTGACAACTCTTTTCGGTGTATCTTCTACTCCTTCCCGAGCAGGATCGTCGCCAATATATTTAATCATTTTATAAATTGAACGTGTAATATCTTCTTTGTTTTGTTCTAATATCATGATGCTGTTGCGAATGCGTTTTCAGTTTCCCAGACTACAATCTTGCTGATTGTTATTCCTGTATCTTTCATTGCATCTACAGCAACAACAGAATGCAGATATTTTGCTAGATTTTCAGCAGTTGGATTGTAAGGTAGAGCAAATTTCTTCTGTCCTTCAATCCTGTTTAATGCTTCTTCCATTTCTTTATCTTCTTCATAATAGATAAATCCATGATCCCAATTCTCATCAATCCAGCCGTTGAACTTTTCTTTCAATACAGAAAAATCAATTATTCTTCCTAATTTGTCCAAGTATTCTGCTGTTGCGTGAATAAAAACAATATACTGATGACCATGAGCATTCCTGCATTTAGATTCATGCAAGTGAACTCTGTGTCCAGCATCGAATTTTAAGCGTCTAGTACATTCAATCATGCTATGTTTAGTATTTTATGAGTCTGGAGAGATAACTTTGCATCAGGTATTTGTTGCAAGAGGTCTAAAATCTTTGAAATATTCTTATCTTTAAAAGAACTTTCTTCAGGTTGAATATAGATAAGCGGGATCGGATTTGCGTTTATTTTATCAATATAATATTCGTCTAGATCCCGTTCTGGATTTTCGCATGATACTACGAATTTAATTTCATCCGCTTTTTCCCAAGCGATTTGCTTTGTCTTTAATTTTGAAACATAATCTTTCGGTGATAATGTAATCCAGACTTCAAGCGGTAAATCCTTCCAAGCTGTTCCTGAAGTTTCAACGAATATTCTTCTTCCTCTTTTAATTAAATATTCGCAAAACTCAGGTAACTCAGAACAAAGCATCGGTTCTCCGCCTGAAATTACGACATTAATACTCTTTAATTGTGATGAAATTTCTTGAAAGGTGAGTTGCTGTGGTTGAATATTAACTCCATATCCTTCTTCTTTTGAATAGCCAGTGTCGCAAAACCAACATCCTACATTGCATCCATGCAAACGAACAAAATCGACAGGCAAGCCAGTATTAGCGCCTTCGCCTTGAATCGTTCCAATAATTAATTCATGTACTAGCAAATAATATTCTCAATCAAGTAATAATCTTATAGATATATTACCATTTATGTATGAAATATTATCTTCTGTCAACTAAAAAATTAATTAATGCTTATTTTATTTGAATACTGAGCTAAAAGCTCACGGAATGCCTGAGGCATTGGAACAGGATTTCTCGCTTTTTCAATCTGCGGAAGCTCGTCCATTTTGCCGTTTCTCTGACAATATTTTCTAAATGTAGCAGGATCGGGGAAGTAGCCAGACGAGTGTTCTTTCAAGCATCTAGTTAATCCAAACGACATTTGAACAAAATTCATATCGTCAAATGCAATTATCCAGTCTTCAATTAATTCTGGCGAGATCGGTTGATTCGGATATATCGCTGAAAGTCTTTTCAATATCGCTAGTAATTCGTCCTTCTGTACCATCAATAGTCCTCTGTTCAAGTTCATCAAATGCTGACGATACTTTGTCAACAGGTTTCGGTGCTACCGCTGTAAGTTGATTAAGATAAGATTCAAATTTCCTAGAGTACAAAGTTTCAGGTCTTAAAAACTTACAAAACTCAGAATCGTTAATCCATTCGTCACATTTCTTCTGATTAACAGTAATAAAATCTTCCCTAGAAAAACCTTCGTTCATTCTAGCCATAATTATTTCCTGAGTTTTATTTCCAAAAGCAGAATATTTTGTTCCTAATCTTTGATTTAGGTCTGCAATTATGTAATTAATTGCTTTTTGATTTACTTTACTTTCCTTTACTTTACTTTCCTTTACTTTACTTTGTGTCGTTTCAGTTAACTGAATATCTGTTTCAGTTTCCTGAATATCACTTTCAGTCTGTTTAAGTTTATTTACTTTGTCTTTAAGCAGACTTTTTTCATAAAAAGCCTTATTTCTTTTCCGATTATCCTGAACATTTAAGAAGTTTTCTTGGATGGTCTTCGTCGTTAAAAAACCTTCTTTAGTCATAAAGACGAGCTCACAATCATTTATTAAGAATTGAATAAACTGATCTAGTTCATCAACCTTGAATTCAAGATCATTTGCTAATGATGCTTTGTTATATTTTTTAGAAATATCTAATAAACAATCTTCAGCTTGAGCGATACGATTATTTAACGCCCAGAATTTGCCTTCTCCTGCCCAACCGTATTCGTTTCTTAACATTTTAAATTTCGGGTGCGAATCTGATTGAGCTGAATGGCGATAAAACTCAATATTATTCTTCATTTTCGCACCTCCTATCGTTGTCTGGATCAGCGGATTCATGCAGGAAGCCTGAGCCTAAACATTCATTACACTGTTCAAAAACATCATTCAAACACATGAACATTTCGCCTGAGCCTCCGCACGATTTGCAGGGAATCATCAAAACGGTAAATCGTCTTTAGATTCACTTAACACCCCAAACGGATTCTCGCCATATCCGTCTTTCGCATACACCTGAGAAACATCAATCTTTGCTTCTTGTAAAATTGACTTCATTGCCTTTGAAGGTTCATTTTTCTTATTACCTGTAACGATACTCCACTTTGTATCTAATCCTGAACCTTGTCGGGTAATCTTTAAATCATAATTCATCGGATTTCCCCAATCTGGATCAAGAGTAAATACTGTAAGTTGCTCTTGAATAGTTCGCTGAGGTATCGCCCAAATCATAGCCGAATCACTATCATAGTGATAAACTTGAATAATCCAGCAATGTTTAGGTTTCCCTTTTTCATCATATCCATGAACAATATCATAACCTTCTGTTGTATAAGGCTTCCGCATTGGTTGTCGTTTGATTCCTCCTTGTCCGTCATCAATCTGGTTCCAGCCTTCCCAACAAAGAACTCCTTCATTTGGATTTGCAAATGATCCCATAATACGAATTTTATGAGTTTCGCCCGCTTCTGGTTTTAACCAACCACCAGTTGAGGAAGGAGGTTTGTAACCTTCTGGCAGGAAACTCAATTCTCCTGCTTTAGTATGTGTGTTTACGTCTAACATTGTTTCTCCTTTTCAAAATAGTTATCAATTATTACCTGTGGATCGGGCTGTTCCAATCCGTTCAGATCGGCTTCATATTCTGCAATCCTGAGAATTTCAGAGCATTCAAAGAACGCTTTCGCAAATACAGAATGTTTCCCATCAAGTCCATTAAAATTTTTCGGCTTGACTATATTCATATTGTTATCCATAATTACTTACCGTTTAGGTTAAGGGTGTCTGATGTCTCTCTGACTCAGGCACCTTTTTCTTTTCAACTGAATTGCTGAAAAGGTGGTTCAGAATATTAACAGAGTGAAACTTCAGGCTTTCGGCCATATCCTCCCTCCGTCGCTTTGCTTCTGCGACTGCATTCCTTCTTTTCTTCCCTGCCAACATTAACTGCTGGATCTTCATTTCTTCCATGAACTTCTCCTTTAGGGATTGTGTCCCACAGAATTGTGAAAGTCCTTTTTTCACAAAAATGACAATCTGAGGGTTCTTTTTGTTTACAACCTCTGCATTCTTGAGGATGCTTTTTCTTCCCAGACAGAAAATCCAATTCAAGCTGAAACATTTCTTCATCTAGTTCAGCATTCCTTGCTTGTCTATCAGGAAGCCAGTTTACAGAGTAGATAGCATCATCTCTCTGTTGTCGTCTGGTATGATCGTCAAATTCAGGCATCGAACTTCTCCGCAAATTTTAACGACTCCAACCAGACTTGAGTATTGCTCTCTTCCATCCGTTTAAGAGTGGAAGTCTCTGACAATTCAGGTTTTAGAATCTCTTTTAATTCCTTAACCTCAGAAGTAAGAGCTCGTATTGCCTTTTCTAGCTCGGATTCAAACATGATGAATCTCGCTCTAGATTTGAAGCTGGCACAAACGGATGTTCCGACGTTACAATAATATCTCTGATATACTGAGATACTGTGCGTTCCGTCCGTTCGCTCTTGCTTTTAATATCCGAATACAATTCATCAGATACTTTTAAGAGGATTGATTTCATAAATTCTCCTTTTTATGAAGGTTAATATTATATTAATTATTATATAATAAAAATTAATAAAAAACAATAAAAAAACAATAAAAATAAAGAAAGTAAATAATATATTGCTTTCAATTAATATAATACTATCTTTTTTAGAATACTTTGATACGACCTAGCAGTTCGTTTTTAGCATCTTCACTAAGGTTTTCAATCTTAATCCAGCAATTATCTAACAGCAGATCTGTTTCGACATTATCTTTTAGATGTCGGATTTCACCGCCTGCGTTTAAGAATTCTGCAGTGGCTTTTTGGAGTTCTTCTCGGGTTGGAGGCCAACTAAAATCGCTGACCGGAATAGAGGCATTCGTCGTGAGAGGCCAAATCTGTTGAACGTAAGTATTTACATTAAAATTCTCCGCTTTCTTTCTTTCTAACTCTTTCTTTCTGTAGAAATATTTCTGATTTTCTGCTGAACAATGCTTTGAGCAAGTCTTTTTAAAGAAATGATTTTGAAATTCTTTCTCACAAACGACACACGTGAGATTTAGTTGTTTTCTATTTTCTTTGAATTTACGATGTCGCTCTAAACTATATTCACGTCTATATGCTTCTGCACATCTCTCTGAACACCGTTTAGCATTGAGTCGTGTCGTAAGAAATATCTTTCCACAATTATCGCATATAACTTCACGCCATCTTCTCTGTCGACGTTCTTTAATTCTGATGTAGTAATTTGCTTCCTGGCATTTCGTTGAACAGTATTTCTGATAAGTCCTGCCTAAAAATTTTTTAGAGCAGAAATTACAGTTCAGGTCAATTAGTTTGAATTGCATTTCACATCCATGTGAGAGAAACTCTGGACACCTTCACGCATCATCTTCCAATGATGATCTGTTACGCGTTCAATAACAGCAGAACTAATATATCTCGTCGTTCAAACGCTTATCGGTTTCGCTCTTATCAGTGACGATTACTGATAGAGAAGACAGAGCTGTCCAGAGTTTCATTTTATTGATATATCTTTCTCCCAATTTTTAACAATAATCTGTCCAGCGTAAGCCCATCTTTTTGATGCACATATTTTCCAGACAGTTTCATCTTTCTGTAGTATTGAATCCATCACTCCTTTAACGATATTGTCAATATCAGCTTTGGATTGCATCGGAGTTCCAACCAGCTGAGTTTTCTTTTTCTTACTCCAAGATTTTGGCATCATCACATAAAATGTCATGATTAATTCATTTGCTGGCTTGAAGTTCTGAAGCATCATTACTTCTTTAATGATATTTGAATAAGTGAAATATCGGACTACGCAGGGTCGTCTTTTCCAGCGATCCGCACGACTCATTCTTGGTTTCCCAATCGGATTTACATTAACAATTAATTCGCTCGACATATTTTTATCTGACAAGTGTTAAAATAATAGTTGACAATGTATAGGATAATTTTATGATGGTCGGTGACTAGTATTAGCTGGATTAGTATAATATTAACAGTAGATAATATATTAATCTAAAATACAAACTAAATATTAACAAAATAAGGAAGTATCCGACAAAACGATAACGATAGATACTGTAGAGGAGGCATATATGGAAGATTTCATAACCATTACACAACAAAACAACTCTGGAAAGAAAATCAAGTTATCCGGTGAAGACTGGGATGCGATTATCGGTCGTTACCGTGATTTTTTCGGTATACGATTCAATTCAGAGTTTGCAAAACTAATCGGCATCAGCAAGGAAGGACTCACTCAGTTCAAACCAAGAGGATCACTTCCTTATGACAAACTCATTCATATTGCGCTTCAGAATAAAGCTAACTTGAACTGGCTATTTACTGGTCGAGGTGATTCAGGTTTTGATGCAGATTTGCAGGATGAGAACGAAAGATTAAGAACCGAAATAATTAAAAAAAATGCTATAATAGAATATCAAAAAGAACAGATCGACGAACTTTCTTAGAGTTTTATTATATGGCAATAATGGCGAATGAAGTTCTTGCTGAATTGCAGATAAAACAGCAGGAAATGATTGATATTTTAGTAAAGAAAGTTGAGGTTCTTGAAAGGGAAGTTTCAGGTGTTCAACATGGTTCTGGTTCTAATAATTTGAGGATTCAAGAACTAGAGTCTGAAGTCGAACACCTGAAGCATTGCTTAGAGGCGAGTGTTCTAGTTAATTAGTTTTTTTATTCAAATTCCTGTGTTTCTAAGCAGTGTATAAATACTTTTAATTCTTTTATAAAATCCAAACTATGTTCGAATACTGCTGTAACTGTTAGTTTATCAATATCGGGATACTTAACACGCATATCCTTATCAATGTAAGGTGTTGAAAATGTAATATGAACATTCTCACTATCATACGAAAATTTAATATCCCCAAAATCGCCAGTACAATCATTTTCAAGATATTCAACTAAATCCTTAAATAATCGGGCTGTATTTCTTTCTTCTTCTTCACATAAAATATTTATTTCCTCAGGCGATAAATCTCCTTCGTCATCCTCAAATATTTTACCAATC